GCCTGCATCTACGTAGACGGTGACGAGGCGTACACTGCAATGGTTGGTGAGGATGCACAGATGAGCATCTTAAAGCTTGAGTTCGACTTCGCTGTTGGTAGCGGTGGTGACTGGGCTATGGCTGGCTTAGACCACGGGCTTTGTGTTGAGGATGCAATCAAGTATGCACAAGAGCGAGACTGTTACTCAGGTGGTGATATTAATGTTATTGAACTGGGAGGTGAAGATGAGTAGTGCGTTAGACGTTCAGGTAGGGGGTGGGCATTACAAGGACATGCCTATCCAACCTATTGAGTATTGCCAGTTGAATAAGTTGAACGCCTTGGAGACATTCGTAGTTAAGTATGTGTCACGGCATAAGAATAAGAATGGGGTGGAGGATATTAATAAAGCTATCCACTGCCTTGAGTTACTAAAAGAGTTTGAATACGGGGAGAAGTGATGGACTTAACAACGGTAAAAGGGATTGTCAATAGAACTGCTGATGCAGAGCTGTTGAACAATAATGCAAACAAGGCTAGTGAGCGCATCCCAGTGATGCGTGACATGGTTGCAGGTGAGGTGAGTAAGTATGTAGCTCTTGAGGAGATACTTCCTAAGGATGTAGCAGAGGCTCACAAGTCTGGTGACATACACTACCATGACTTAGACTATGCACCTATGTTCCCTCAGTTCAACTGTATGCTTATCCACATTAAGGGTATGTTTGAGGACGGGTTTAAGATGGGTAATGCTGACATCGAAACTCCTAAGTCAATCACTACAGCAACAGCAATCACAGCTCAGATAATCGCTCAGGTAGCCTCACACATCTACGGTGGTAATACAATCAATCGTATTGATGAAGTGCTGGCACCTTATGTTAAGGCGTCCTACGACAAAAACCTAGCCAATGGTAAGCTGTGGTGTAAGGATGATGCAAGAGCTGTAGCCTACGCCACTCACAAGACAGAGAAGGATACGTATGATGCGTTCCAATCACTTGAGTATGAAATCAATACCATGCACACAGCCAATGGGCAGACTCCGTTTACTACTCTTGGCTTTGGACTTGGGACAACTTGGGAAGCACGGCTTATCCAGAAGTCAATCCTTGAAGTTAGACGAGCTGGGCTTGGTAAGTACAAGAGAACTGCTGTGTTCCCAAAACTTACATTCACAATCAAAGACGGAATCAATCACAAGCATGGAGATGTAAACTATGATATCAAACGTCTTGCTCTCGCTTGCTCTAGTGAGCGGATGTACCCTGATATACTTAACTATGAAAGAGTTATTGATGTTACGGGGGGATTCAAAGCTCCAATGGGGTGTCGAAGCTTTTTACACGAGCATCCAGATGGGCCTGATGGTCGTAATAATCTCGGCGTGGTTAGCCTTAATCTGCCTCGCATAGCTATTGAAGCTGATAACTACCAAGAGTTCTGGTCATTGCTTGATGAACGCTTGGCTATTGCATACAAGGCGTTAGTTACCCGCATTGATGCTTTACGTGGAGTTAAGGCAGAGGTTGCTCCTATCTTGTACATGGAAGGTGCATGTGGTGTACGCCTCAAGGCAGACGATGAGGTGATGCAGCTCTTTGATAAGGGCAGAGCATCTATCTCGTTAGGTTACATTGGCTTGCATGAGATGGCTATGGCTATGTTTCCTGATGGTGTACACACCTTCGACAGTGAAGAGAAGCGCTCCTTCTGTCACTCGGTTGTTGCATACTTAAGCGACGCAGCTAAGCAGTGGAAGGAAGAGACAGGGTTTGCCTTTAGCGTATACAGTACGCCAAGTGAATCCTTATGTGACCGCTTCTGCCGCCTTGACACAGCTAAGTTTGGTGAGCAAGAGGGCATCACAACTAAAGGTTATTACACCAATAGCTTCCACTTGGATGTTGAGAAGAAGGTAAGCCCTGACCAGAAGATTGACTTCGAGAAAGGCTTCCCCTACCTTGCAACTGGTGGGCATATCTGCTTCACTGAGTTACCTGACATGAAGCGTTACTTAGATGCCTTAGAGTGGGTGTGGGACTACTCATTCGATAAAGTTCCTTACCTTGGTATCAACACACCAGTAGACTTCTGTGAGAAGTGTAGCTTCGCTGGTGAGACGGTAGCTACAGAGGATGGGTTCACATGTCCTCAGTGTGGGAACCATGACAGTGATACGCTGCAAGTATGTCGCCGAGTGTGTGGCTACTTGGGAGCACCTAACGCTCGTCCGTTCATTGAAGGTAAGCAGAAAGAAGTGATGGGCAGGGTTAAACATACAGGAGGTTAATATGAGTGACGAGGTTGTGACTACTAAGGAAGAACGCCAAGCCCTTATTGATGTGACTAAAGAGCAGGCAAGGCGTGATGGGTTCGAGGCTGGGTGGTACGAAGGGTATCACCACGGCTACAGCGATGGATACAGAGATGCCAAGAACGGATGAACCAGACTTTCGTAACTACCAGAGTTGCAGTGGTTACGAGACAGCGCTTAAGCGTTGGAGAAAGAAAAGAATAGTAGAGTTAGAAGCTCTAGTCGATAAGTATATCGCCCTGTACGGTGAAATTGAAGATGAGGAAGAACATGATGGACGTAAATAAATACCAGAAAGGAGAATCCCCATTTATAGAGGCAGATAAAACGAGAGATTTTTTGCTAAAGGTTTTTAAGGAATCTTGGCAGGAGATGCTTGACGGGCAGGATAAATTAAATCGGAGTAATTATGGACGCAAATAAATATCAAGAAGAAGCAATGAAGTTCGCTAAGTACGCTAAACATGAATACCCATTCCTTGCATTAGGTGAGGAAGCTGGGGAGGTGCTTGGTAAGCTTGCTAAGAATGTTCGGAAGAAAGGCTACACAGTCAACATGGCTATCTACTTAGCCAAGGGGTATGATGAGGAACTGCATGCTGACTTAACAAAAGAGCTTGGCGATGTCCTGTGGCAAGTGCAAGCGTGTTGCTTTGAGCTTGGCCTCGACTTAGGTGATGTCATGCAAGCTAACTTAGATAAGCTAGGTGGTCGTGAAGAACGTGGAACCATCGTTGGTTCAGGTGACTGTAGATAAAAGAAAAGGGGAGCTAGCGCAATGCTAACTCCCCTCCCAAATACAGCTTCTTACTTTGAAGCAAACTTACCCCTCTCCAAATCCTCCCTCAGCATATCCACTTGATACTGCAAGAACTTATCAGTCTCCACCCCCTTAACCATCCCCTCCGAAAGAGCCCTCACTACAGTTAAATCCCTCTTAACCTCCATTTGATTTTGTTCCAACACTACTTGGTTCTGCTTCAGTACAGCGATGTCTACCTTTACCGCTGTGAATGCACCAAGCCCACCTACCATGCCTGCTAAGACAGCAGGAGCTAATTCCTTTAGAAAATCTGACATCTTATCTCCAAAATACCTTAACTAACTTAAGTAACCCTCCAAACATTTCAGCAGGAGATGGAATAGCCCACCCTGCTAGTAAGATGATTACCCCAAGAACCCAAGGTTCCAATTGATTTGTAATAACATTACTGGTTTGATTCACTGTGTCTACAGTCTCGGCAACTACCTCTTGAGGGGCTGGAATACCAGCACACCCCGCAATGAAATGCCCTAACACTAGCGCACAGAGTACAACTATATACCCTCTCATCTACGTCCACTCCCTCTCATTTGTTTTGCTACCTCTAGCTGAACAAGTGCAGCTTTAGCATCCTCAACTCGTTTAGGGGTTTGCTCATACCATTTAGACTCTACTCCACTACCCTCTGATGTAAACTCAAGCTCACGTGCAGCGCCAATAAAGTCCTCGTTCTGCATGTTCTCCCATGCGGTAGGGAACTTAGTAGTCCACTCCGTACCTAGCTGGAAGTTCATACTAACAAGCGCCTCCTCAAACTCAGGAGTGCTTACTGGCACTTTCTTAGCTTGTGCAGCAGCAGCTTTCTTAGCTTTTGCTAAGTCCTTGACAAACCAAGCATCTACGACCTCCTTAGGTATAGCTGTTCCTTCAGGGTATTTCTTCTGCTCAGCCTTTGTTAGGAGGTGTCCAATACCGCCTGTAAGTTTCTGTAGGCTGTCTTTGTAGGACTCCAGCACTACTCCTTCCCGCTCCTCCATATGCTGTATCAGCCGAGCCTCATTGATTCTTGTGGCTGGGTCATCAACAGCAGGTGTAGTCATCTCAGACATAGCCTGCTCAGCCCTAAGCTCACCGCGTGGTGCGGCCTCTACTTTCCCAGTGTCAGTAGCCCCAACAGTAGGAGCATCAGTCTCTTTTGTTTCACCCTTACCACCTTGTAATTTCTCCTTGCCTTTAGACCAAGGCGCTTCCCAAATATCAGACTCAAGTAGTCCTGTAGCTGCCTCGCCCCAGTTTACACGCTCAGGCTTCGCTGGAGCTGTCTGTTGTATCTGGAACTTAGTAGCTGCATACTCCTCGAACTGCACCTCCAAGCCCTTAGACATAATACCTACAGTTGGTGTGATGTCCTTGGCTATCTTCTCGTTCACCTTCTTAATACCTATCTCCGCAGAAGCAACTCCTCTATACTGAGGCTTTAACTTCCATTGGATAACGCCCTCACGTACCTCTAGGTCAGCTACCTTAGCCATAGGCTCTTGCATCTGAGTACGTTTAAACCCTGCTGGAGAAGGCTGTCCCGGTAGTGGGTAGGTCACTGGTAGTGTCGCATTAGTGATAGACTTATCCACCTCAACATTCACCACATCAACCACATGCTTATCTAAGCCCTCCATAACAAGCTCTCTCTGCTTAGGATTTAAAGACTCGATAGCTCCCGGAATCTGTAACACCTTCAAGCTGAAGTCTTTCTCTTCTTTGCTGATGATGTCACCATTACGGTTTAAGAATTCTGCAATGCCTGTGATAGAAGCTGCACCAGTTTGCTTGACTTCCTCCGTAGCCACACTTGGGTCTTTCCCACCAGCAACAAGGTTAGTGATAGTCTTAATCACAACATCCTGCTCATCATCGTTGAGTCCTGTGAAGTTTACTGGAGCACTCTTCTCTGGAACCGTTCCGGGTTGGTTGTCCCCACTAGGACTATTCAGGCCACCTTGGATTACCTCAAGGGTACGTGCAGTGATGCCAGCTTGAGTGCCAGCTACGTTAGGGTTCACTTGGTTAGCAGCGAAGTAGGCTGCACCGCTTGGAGTTGCTACGAAGGTAGAGATA